TGTAGTTCAGTGGATAGAACAATGGACTTCTAAGCCATGTGTCGCAGGTTCAATTCCTGCCAGGGGTACTTAGTTATATGTTCCGCCACGGCGTTTGTATTCTTGCACAACCCAACCGTTAGCGTATGCTGATGGATAAACCTTAAACTTTTTCTTTGCTGCTGCAATTACTCTTGCATATAGTTCTTTGTTTGCTGGTTCACCTTTTCTGTTACCAATTACACCACCATAATTTTCTTTCTTTGACAGATCAAAAATTTCTGTTAGTGCTACTGCACCAGGAATTAACTTACCAAAATCTTGAAATAAAACTTTGTCTGCTTGCTTATTGCGATTTACAATTGCTCTTGACCATGAGAAACCAGCATCGCCACCCCATGCATCCCACATGATACGACCATTAGATGGGTTAGATGTATTATAAAAATCTTTGCCTTTTTTATCTACTTCGTGACGAGAAAAGAATGAATACATACGTTTAACTGTATCAAGAGACATTGCAGATCCATTAACGATATCTGTTGCTCTTCCCCAGCCTACTGGAGTTCCCGCACCTGTTGCTTTACCGTCTTCTTTCCACTTTAAGGCACGACGGGCTGCTGCCTTCATGCCTGAATTTGGGGTATATGTATCTGCCATAATTAACATTATACCTTATTTATAAAGCCTTAAACCGTGGTTTTAAATATGACAAAGCAGTAACTGGCAGTATTGTCAAAGGTTACCAAGATAAAGTTGTAGCCTTTTTCTTTGAGATATTCCTTTAATGGCTCATAGGTATAGTAGGTGTCCTCAATTACATAAATACCATTGTGCTTTAGCCTATCCCAAGAATTTTCAAGGAGGGTGATATTTGCATGTGCTTCATGAAGTCCATCATCCAGAATAACATCAAACTCAGACTCATTAATCTGCTCCCACATTGCCTTAATTGATTCTGGATCAGTCTGATCAACATGATAAGTTTTAATTCTATCCTCTTCAAATAGGATTCTTTCATCAATATCTGCACCATATATCTGTGCATTCCAGAAGTAGTCTCTCCATCCTCTTAGAGAGGCTCCTGGAATACCGTTAGCAGTCATATTAGACTTAACATCTTCATTGTTTGTACCAATACCGCATTCAAAAATCTTCTTGGCATCATCACGAATTGTTCCAAATAGAATGTGATAAATGTCCGTGTATCTATTTGCGATCCATCCTGAAGGAGTAATGTCTACCTCATGAGGAGAGCCCTTGTCGCTCCCATAGTTCTTCATCAAATGAGATAAAAAGTTAGACCCCTTATCGTACTCAATACTTATCTTATTCATCTTATCCCCATTTCTTCATTACGAACTTATCATAAAAGTATTCCATTGCAGACTTTGGTGGAAAATAGTTCTTGTCTATTCCACCACGAGTTGTCATTGAATGATATACCGATAAACTTTTTGATTTTTTCTCTAATAGTTTTATTTCTTTTGTATAGTCGGGATTCCAAAGTTTTTCCCATTGTGACCAGTGAATGCCACAGAATACTTCCATTGGGTGAACCTTATCCATCAACTCAAACGCTCTAAATGTTTTATCTACAAGTGCTGGACCAACATCAGTCCATTTAATTTTAGCCTTGTCAAACCTTGTTGATTTTTTAATTAAATAATCAATTGCTGGTGAATTTTGTGGCAATGCTAAAACCCCACCAACAACAGTATCATTTTCTAGGCATGCGTAGGTATCTCCCAAGCCAGACCAGTCAGGGGATAAACAGATTGTGTCTGCATCAACCCATACCAAACCAGTCTTCTTAATCATTCTATATCTGAATAGATCTGAAAAGGCTGCGTATGTATTCTGTACTAGGAACATCTCAGACTCGTCCATTATATCCCCCGCAAAAGCCTTCTGAACGCCCTCTGGGACCCTCATATCCATGTCATATACATAAAGGGTAAGGCTATGCCCATGATATATGAAAGAGGATAAAGATACTTCTTGTATTTTTGTCATTGGATTTCCTACCCAAAGAGATCCAAAGTTAGCCATTTTGACCCCTCAACATAATGTTTGTTGCTTCTTTGTTGCTATGTTGATAAAAAATTGGTTTTTTTAAAGCGTATACATTAAAATATTTTTGAATTAATGCAAAACCTTGGTCTATGTGGTGATCATTATCTCCAGACCACTTGGCAACTTTCTTTGCCATGGAAATATACTCTGGGGATATGTACAATATTGCGTGTGTTGCAAGCATTCCATTTATTTTATAAATACCTGGAAAAGTTTCGTGTCTTTCATATTCAAGATTATTTAATTGTGATTGTGAACCAAGAAAACCCCAACCAGATAAACCAAGATATAAAGCATCTGTATCATCTGGAATTTCAAGTGTATATGAACTATTTTTAATTACACAGTCATCTTCAAGAATAATTGTTGGCTCCTGCATATTTTCAAGAATGCTATGATGTGATTTTGCACAACCAGCCTTTGGGTGTTTTGGCAAACTAAAACCTTTTGTTCTAGAATATTCTTTAAACCCAACATCTTTGCCAAGTTGAACCATGTCATTTCTTCGGTCAGAATGTTTATCCATGTTTATGTAAAAGGTTGGAATGTTTCTAATATCAATTATCATTTAGCCACTCCTTTAGATTAACCTTTGGATACCAGTTAAGTATAACATTTGCTTTTTGTGTATCTGCAAGAGTTTCTTTCATTTCCCCAAGTCTGGCAGGGATATTAATGATAGGATGGTTATACATATTAGCCACTTCATTAACTGAGTAGTTAATACCAGATCCTATATTAAATACGGTTCCTAAATGTTTTTCATCTAGTTCTGCGGTTGCTGCAAGAATGTTGGCCTCAACAATATCAAAAACATTCACAAAGTCTCTTCTTTGTTCCCCATCTCCAACAATAGTTAGTAAGTCTCCCTCTAATTTTTGTCTGCCAAAAATTCCCATTACGGGAGCGTACTGACCACGAATAGGTTGACGCTTTCCATAAGCATTAAAATATCTAAAGATAACTGTTTCTAAGCCAAATAGTTCTGTATACATTTTGCAAAGTTTTTCTCCATTTGCCTTAGATACTGAGTATGGGTTTAAACAGTCATCTGCTTGCGATTCTATGTTTGGCAATGGGTTTCTTCCATATGCTGCTGAGGTAGATGAATACATTACTCTCTTTACTTTTGCTTCTCTGGCACATTGAAGAACAACATTTGTTCCAAGTGTATTTACAAGTGTAGCCTTAACTGGGTCATTAATTGTTGGTTGGATACGAGCCTCTGCTGCAAGATGAAATACATAATCTACTCCATCATAAAGTTCTCTTGTGCTTATATAATCGCATATGTCTTTTTTATAGTTGTGTGAATTTAAATTCCAGTACGGATGCTCATGTGCATCAGAAGATTCATTGTCAATTACAATAACTTCATGCCCAAGTTCTATTAGCCTATCAACTAAGTTTGATCCAATAAATCCTGCTCCACCTGTAACCAAACTTTTAGTCATTATAGATTTCCCTTAACTTATTTTCGCCTAAAATATATTTATCTGTAAAGTTTTGTTTTTCTTGAACCAAATGTTTTGCTGTTGCATTATTATCATGAATAAATCTAATATCGGTCTTAAGCAATTTAATATCATATCCTGCAATTTTTTTACCAAAGTATGATATCCATAAATCATCTAATACATAGTATTCTTTGGGGCAACTAAAAAAATCTTTATGAAGGAATAATCTAGAACTACACATAAGACCTCCTCCACCAGCATAATTTCCTGAAATATTTTCTTTTAACGGCTGTTTTTCCCAGTAGTCATCAATTATATCATGGGCATAAAAAGACTTAATAATATTATCTTCATACTGATTATAACAATCTTGAATAAATGTTGTTGGTATTCTTTGGTCATCATCAATAAAGATAATTTTTTCATATCCTTGTTTTGCAAGTTCTTTTGCTAAAACAAATCTTCCAAAAATACTATATTTATTTCCATACTGCTTAATAAACATATTGAATTTAACTCTGTCTATATTCTTTTTAGTAGTGTTAAGTATGTGTGGATCATTATCTGAGTTGTCACAAATATAAAAATCAAAATCTAAGTTTGTTTGTTTGCATAGGTCATCATAAGTTTTTGGCAGGTTTTTATATCTAAGGTATGTGCACATTATCAGTGCAGTCTTAGACTTATCTTTTGTTTGTTTTTGGTATAAATATTCCATGTGTTAAGATGAGGTGGGCCCTGAAGCCCACCCCAACCTTTCTACTTCTTCTTAGCAACTGCCTTCTTAGCAGGAGCCTTCTTAACTACCTTAGCAGACTTAAGAGCCTTCTCAACTACCTTAACATCTGGCAAACGGCCAAACGCTGGATCGTTAGGATTAATTGCTCTCAACGCTACGGGGATAATTGCTCCCAGTAGTGAGTATGCAAGTGTTTCTGGATCTGTAATTCCAGCAGCATACATTGCAGTTGCTGCACCGATTACTGATCGTCCGTATGAGGCAAGAGCCTTCTTGATTTGTTCATTCATTTTATTCCTCCTAGGATATGAATTTAGTTATTGCTGAGAAGCCAATCCAGAGTCCAACAATTCCTGCGACTCCCGCAAAAACTGGTGGTGCTGGTACTGGCAATTTGAATGCAGCAAATACAACACCGCATCCAAAACCTGTTAGTATAGATAAAAGTATATCTTTCATGTTAGTTAAATTCCTTTTTGTTCCAGTGCTCTTGTTTGTATCCATTTAAAAAATGTCTTTTAACCATATGTTTTTCTTTTCTTCTTGTTTTTTGATCAAACTCTAATGCCTCAGAATTCCAATTCTCTCTTTTAATAAAGGTAAATTGTATAATAGGTGTTCCTGCTGGAATAATACCTTCAAAACCTTCTTTAAGCAAGAATGGAATTGGACCATCTCCGTTCCATGTATCTGTATCTATTATTCCAGTAAAAGTATGAAATGGCAAATCAAACCTATTATTAGGGTGATGATAAACAGTGCTATATCCAGGAGGGGTTTTTGTATCCCACATTGTGTACCACTGAAACTCTGTATCATAATACCCTTCAAATTTTGGTAATGCAAAAGGTGATTGTGTTTCTTCTTGTCTTGTTGTCAAAGGTCTTTCTGCAAGATTTGTTCCGCCACCTGCCCACGTATAACTAACTACATCTCTTTTTGTTTCGGGATCTTTTCCATGATATTGAATTGCAACATCGGTGGCTAATTCCATTATATAACCACTTGTAAAAGAATCTAAAAATGGCATACAATTTTTTGGGCCAGGAACTAGAAACCCATTTTTTTCTTTGTAGGCACCACCCATTTTTTTATACCATTCAGGAATATATTTTTTAGAAGATTGTGGTGGCCTGTTTATGTCAGAAACAATTTGACTTCTTGGCACAAAAAATACTTTTTTATTTTTCATTATTTAATGTTTCCTCTTTTGGCAAAAATGTTTTTAACTTTTCATATTCTTCTGTTATTTTTTTCATAGAATAATAATTTGGTGCAGTGGTACCAAGAACGTTACCAAATTCTTTAAAATATTTAATTTCTGGTTCAACATTATTAATAAAACTATTTAATCCAGTTTGAACATCTTCAATATATTTATATGCCCAATCCCTAGAATCAGACAAAAATTTAATAAAGTTTTCTTTATGCACACTTTCATCATTTTTTATTTTTGACTCTTCAGATTCATCTACAATTTTTTCAAGAATCATCATATCAATAAAAAGTTGTTGATGTTTTGATCTAAGTTTATTAAAATTATAAACAATGGTAAGGTACGCTACAGACATTGAAAAAAGACAGGCAGACAAAATTATTGTTGTATTCATACGGTTATAACCTTTCCACATGTTGTACAACCACTATAGGACTTTCCAGTAAAAGGGCAAGAAACTTTCTCTGAAAGAATATGTCCTCTTTTCTTGCACTTTATTGAACCAACAATCATTTTTATCATTGATGCTGTGTTTATGTTATTCATTATGATATTTCCTTTTTATGTATTGATAAGGTGTTTCCGATTCAAGCGCTTGCTTTTCCCATATTTTTTTATTATTGTCTAAATTTTCAAAAACTATTTTTGTTTTTTCTGGATCTAGTTTACCATACATCATATCAGAAAAAGACAAAGATACGCTATCAAGAATAAAATAATTCATTCCTGTTGTAATCCAACTATTGCCACCTCTTAGCGGCATATTACTTAAGTAATTCATTTTTATTGTTGCTATATCATTCAAATGACTAAAATTACTTAAACTATTTTGGTCACTAAAAAACTCTTTATTAAAATTATTTTTCCAATATTCTGAGTCATCTCTTAAACTAAGAGCATAGTGTAGTCTGATAAATTCTACAAAATTATCATATATTTTCTTTGTACTTTTATTGTAAACATCTCTGTCCCATTGTGAAACTTTATCATGTTGTAATGTTTTTATTAAACAAAATAAAAATTCATGAACAGTAAACAGACCATTACTTTCTAGTGGCTCAATAAATCCTGCAGAAAGACCAATTGCAACTACATTTTTTACCCATGTACGTTTATGAATTCCAACTCTCATTTTTATATTTCTAAAACTTAAATTTTCAACTTCTTCTTTGGTTCTTGGTATCTTTAAGTCTGTTGTTAAATACTTCTTAAATTCTTCAAGAGCATCTTCATGTGTTGTATATTTATCAGAATAAACATAACCAGAGCCCAATCTTGAAAAAAGTGGAATATTCCAGCACCAACCATTTTTTAATGCTGTACACCTGGTAACATTTTCTACTTCAACTTCTGGATCTTTGTACTCTATTTGTGTTGCCCATGCGTTTGTATTTGGAAGTAAGTCAGTATAAGAAATGAAGTCTTCCTTTAATGTTTTATCTAGTAATAAACTTTTAAAGCCCGTACAATCAACAAACAGATCTGCCTCAACTACATTTCCATTAGATAAAAATAGTTTATCTACTCCGTTTTCATTTGTTGTAATATTCTCTATTGTTCCAACAATATGATTAACGTTTTTTGGTAAACAATAATTATTTTTTAACCAATCAGAAAATTTTATTGCATCAAAATGCAAGGCTGTATTAAGTGTTTGTGTAAAATTTCCATAATAGTTTTTATCTGTAAGCCTATTGTGTTTAACTAAGTGGGCTGCTGGAAAGTATGATTCTGCAAAATCTGTAACTGGTATGGTTTTATCTATATTTTTTCTTATCATCCAATCATCTAGAGATGATTCTTTTGTAGAAAAAGTAGGTGCTCCAAAAGGATAAATAAAATCAGGCTCACCAGATTCTTTGTAAAAATTTCTAAACTGAATTGCAAGTTTTACCGTGGCGTTTGTGTATTCAAAGAAAGACTCTCTATCTATACCTAAATATTCAAGGTAATAGTTAATTCCTTCATATGTACTCTCTCCAACTCCAACTCTTGGAATTTCATCACTTTCAACTACAGAAATATTTTTATTTGGAAATGCCTTAATGAGTATTGCTGCTGTCATCCATCCAGCAGAACCACCGCCAACCACAACAATGTTATTCACTTAATTGCCTCTCTAGTAACCAAAACAATTGCTCCATTTTGCTCTAAAGCCTTTTTTATTCTTGCAACGTATTCAACTGCTTGTATTTTTTCATCATGAACCATTGGCAAAAAGTCTTTTTCGTTTAGTTTAATTGTAAGGAAACTGTCGTTATCAATAATCTGAATTCCAAAATTTTTTGGAGGAATTATTGAGTGGACAGCCTTACGCATATCATCTGTATACACTACTTGTCATCCTTTTTTGAGTGATCAAATAATTCTTCCAATGACTCAAAACCAGGATCACTGTCAATATCAAGAGATTTAAGAAGTATTTCCCAAGTTTCTGAGATGTACTTTTTTGCTAGTTCTGTTGGTATAACAAGTTCTGAATCAATAAGAAAAGCAAGTGGTAGACCTAAATCATTATATGATATAAAGTCTGCAAATGATTTTTCATGCTTATGGTTTATCCATAAGTCAGAAAGGATTACACACATATCCTCAAAGGATGTTAGTTCGTCTCCGTTGTCAGAGATTTCCATACCTCTCCCCACTTTTCTTTTGTCTTGTGCTTGTTAAACTCTCTAGATATTTCTCCACCTTCTAAGTATACACCACCCCAGATACCCCACTCTTTTCCAGATACACCGTTTGCAAAACATATTTTTGCAACAGGGCAAGAGGCACAAAAATTATCTATATTAAATCTAAGATCAATGTCATCTTCATATTTATCAAAATATAAATTTGTATCTAATCCAAGACACTTTGCTTCATCTTTCCATAAATGCTGTTTCAAGGATTACTCCTTATACTTATTAGGAATATCCCAGCCATTGCTGTTAAGAGCATAAACCTTATGTAGATACCACTCATTATTAATTCTTATACCCTGTGGAGATGTACGGGCAATGTCAGACTTTTTAATATCAATAACATTCCATCCATCCCAGCGAAGATTGCGATTCTTTTTTACAATTGATTCCATTACTTCTAATTTACTTACAATCATTTTTTTATCCTTTAGTATCTATAAATTCCGACTTCAATATTTTTGAGTTCGGCTAATGCAACTAACTTTGAAACTGGTTCTTTTGGCTTACTTAAAAACGCCAAATGATTTACATAGTCAATGTTTTCTTCAACATAAGAAGGAGGGACCTTAAAGAATTTAATCTTTTTTCCTCTTGCCTTCATTCCTCTTTCGGAAAGATTAGAGAATTCAGAAACCATTGAGTTAACCTTTGTGGGGCCAACAGAATAAATTAAAAACTCTTTATCTTCATCTTTCATTGCGGACATAGCAACACCCATTGCACGAAGAAAGACTTGGTAATCACTAAAGTCTTTAGTTCCCTGCACTACTACTATCATCATCGCTTCCATTCTTCAGGTTATCTAATATAAATAACATTTTATCAATATCTCTTTTTGACATATTGCTTGTATCAACTGGCTCCGTACTGTCTATGTCTACACTACCACCAAGCGCTTCTGCACAATAAAATATATTGTTAGCCACCCAATATGCTTTACCTTCTACAAAAATAACCTTTACGCTATTTTTCTCAGCATGTTTTACTGCTTGAGATTTTTGCATAGGTCTTTCATATAGACTTCTAGGAAGAAAATCTTTTATCATAACATGTATACTGCTTTGGCTATATACTATGCCTGGAAAAATTTTTGTTTTGCTTCCCTTATAAATTATATATGAAATAAGACACAATGTCAACACCATTAGTACAAAATATTGTGCCTTCATTCATGTCTTCTATTCCGACTTTTTATTTTTTGATTCTGGCTGAACTTTTGCACTAGCAACCTTGTTAAGTGTTAGTTGTAATTTTAAAAGTTCAAACTCAAGATCAGAACTCTTTTGTTTATAAAAAACAACAAGTTGCTTTAGTTCATCAATTGTTAAATCGTTCATTTTTCCCCCTATTTTAACTATTTAATAAATTTACTTAAATCAAAAACAGTTCCACTCCAAGTACTAGTTTTACTGTTTTTCCCAATAGATGCATCATAAGCATCCATTAAATCTGGTTGTGCATTCATATTTGGAATATCTGCTACTGTTAACTCTGGCTCAACTGGAAGCGGATCAATTGGAATAAACAAACTCATCATACATGCAGTATAAAGTCTTGTTGCTTCCCATAGTCCTTCTTCGTCTTGCTCAAATAGTTGAATTAATACCGCTGGATTTTCTGCAGTTGCTTCAAGAGTATATTCTCCATCAGGGACGCCAAGCATGCCTTCACGCATAACATGAACTACTTGACCCACATGAAATTCTTCGTCTCCACCGTGTGCAGTCATAGCAAAATCGCCCTCTTTAAGGTTTGGCATTGCTTTACCTATGTTGCCTTCAGAACGATTAATTGCATAAATCTGTCCTGCTGCTGCTGCTCTTGTCTCATGACAGCCCATAACTTCTCCTGTGTCCTTCAACGCAGGATACCCAGAACAGCCTGCAGATCCTTTTGCTCCAACTCTATATGGCATGATGCCTCCTCTTGTATCCTATGATTATATCAGATTACTTTACTAAAAGTCTTTTGATCTCTGATAGGCTCATTTGTAGTTCTCTTGAAAGGTTTTCAACCTCAAAATCGTTAAAAGCCTTGTTAGAGAGGGTGACTAATGGGTTATCTGTAAGCATTTCTATGTTTAAGAATCCATTTTCCCATAAAGCCATAATGTCTCTATTTACCTCTGTCATATGCTGTTCATATAACTTTGGCATTATTTCTTTTATTTTTGGGCTAAAAGAATAAAGTGGCTCACCAGTATTAGAGTCAATAGCAGCAATCTCTACTGCTCCACTTAAAATTAAAGCATCAAAAGTTTCATCAATTGGATTCATTTAAGCCCTCAATAAAATCAAGAAGATCTTTTCTTGTTGGAGGAGCACCAGTAACTCTGCGAACTTCTTTTCCATCTTCAATAACTATAAAAGTTGGAACACCAGAAACGTTAAAGTTTTTAACTAATTCAATATTGTCATCTGCATCAATTATAGTAAAATCAACAACACCATCTCTAGCAAGTTCTTCTGCTATTGGCCTAACACGCTTGCATGGATGACACCATTCTGCAGTAAAATATAGTACGTGTCTCATTACTTGCCCGACTTTGCTCTGGCTTTTTTAAGAGCCTCAAAATCTTTTACCTTAGTCTCACCCATATATCCCCAAGCGTAGCCATCATTGATCATCTTATCGTTGATTGATTCTGTATCACCATCAACATAAACCCAACCAAGAATACGACCATACTTTTCTGATGAATCCATCTTCTCTGTCTTAATTACTACAGACTTTGCATCTTTAAGATATTTTTTTAAATACTCTTTTGATTCAAGACCAAGAACTTTTTCAGCCTTGTCTGATGTACGAGACTCTGGCGTATCTATGCCAGCCAATCTTACACGGGATTGAAACAAAATATCAAACCCTAAGTCAATAAGAACATCAATGGTGTCTCCATCCACAACATTCTCTACCTTACGAACATAATACTCATACATATTATTAGCCAACTCTCTTTACTTTTACCTTGTTATGATTAGCATAATAAGGGCCAAGGTCAGCCTTAATACGACCATCTTTTCTTAATTTAACAATTCTACCGTTTTTAATTTGGGTAGCGTTAAATGGATGCTTGTTATTCCCCACCTTCTAGCCTCTTTCTCTCATCAATAATTTCAATCATAAACTTCATCATTTTGTCGTACCCAACTGCATTATCAACTACCTTATTATAGTGATGAGAACAAAATAGCAGTTCTCCAGAATTTCCAATTACCTTAACATAAGCCTGGGCAGAACACCTATCACAACGATCTGTTGCATCTAGAATCCATACCTGATCTTCTTCTTTAATCATTGTACTCATATTGTACTACTTCTTTCTATTGTCTGTTGAATAAAAACCGCTAGAATTAAAAACAACACCTGGAGAACTCCATTGCCTTTGCATACTTTCATTACAGCAGGTTGGCTCCGTACTATCCCCAAAACTTCTTTGGTATTCAGTAACCGATGAACACACTTTACACTTATATTCGTATGTAGGCATTACAGTTCTAGTACCTTTTTAGATAAATCATCAAGAGGTCTATCGTGAATAAAGGTATTTATTGAATATTTTGTACCATTCTTTACCTCATTTTCTTTGTAAGAATACAAAAAGTTTGATGGGAATAAGAACAATGTACCCTTTTCTGGCTTTAACTTTAAGTCAAAATTAATAAACTCAATTTCTCCACCTTCATAGTCATCATTTAGGTATAGAATTGCACACATAGATCTGCCAGTTGATGTTCCACCGCCATAACTTAGTTGACGCTCTTCTCCATCGTTTAATTTTAGGACAAATGACTCTTCATTAATTTCAAATGGTTCGTCAACGCTAAATCTAACATTATATCCAAATAAAGTTATTTGTATTACTTTTTTATATCTATCTAAAATATTTTCTATTTTCTTACTATCTTTTGATGAATCATCTAAAGACATAAAATATTCTATTTCGCTAGACTCTTCAAGTTCTTTTATCGTTGACTCTGGATCAGCCCATATGCCTTTATATATAGATATACCACCAGCCTGTAGTTCTTGTGGCCATAAAAATTCGCCATTTGACTTACTCATTTAACTTTGTCTCCAAACTTAGCCCATATTCTTTCATGAAAATAATAACCAATTGATTCCCAACCAATATAAAGAAGTGCACCTAAACTTGCATACTCCCACTCACCAGTAAATAAAAATATAACACCAGCGACACCCACAAGGTGAAAAGTTTCCCAACTTAATGTTTTAAATGCACTTCTTTTATTGGAATCCATATTACTTACCTTTCAACGCCTTAAATGTAATAACATCCACAATGCCATCAACCTTTAACTTATTTGATGCCTGGAATGCTTTTACAGCCTTTTCAGTTCCTGGACCAAAATCTCCATCTGCCTTAAGACCAAGAAGTGTTTGTACGTTCTTGACTGCTTGACCCTTTGAGCCAACCTTAAGTGACTTAAACGCTGCTGGAGCAGCCTTCTTTGCTGCTGTAGGTGCTGCTGCAGGTGCTGCATCACGCTTTGAAAGCAATGGTGCATTCTCTTCTCCAGCATAAACTGGACGACCCCAACCAACAACTGCATTCATCAACTTCTTCTTGTTGTCTTTTACATAACCACGAGTCTTTTCTACGCACATTCCGCCGTTGCGTTGATCTCCTTTTGCAGTTCCTGAAGTATTTCCTTCAATAACCTGAATTGTTCCGTCACCATTGTTCTTAATGCAAAGACCAACATGTGAAATACGATTTACACCATCTTCTGGGAAATCAAAATAAATCCAGTCACCAGGAGTTGGATCATCATTACGAGCATCTGCCCAGCGACCTTCCTTCTTAAACTGATCTGATGCTGCTACTGTTGATGCAGACTTTGGAAACTTTGCTACACCTGCTGTCATTGCACACCAAGAAACAAACGACTGACACCATGGTTGGAAGTTGACCTTCATCCATGCACCGTACTTTGTCTCATTATCTTTTGGACCTTCAATGGTTCCAATTTCTTTCTTTGCAACCTCAATGATTGCTTCTACTGAGCCTTTAACTGCCATTATTCCTCCATTAATTAAAGTGGGTAGTTTAACAGCATACCCAGGCTGTCAATAAGAAACTATTGAACTTGTATAACTATTATATCCTAAAGATTACTTCTTGGCAACCTTGATATCAATAGTTTTTGGCTTCTTTTCTTCAGGAACAATGCGATCTACATTAATGTGAAGCATGCCATCCTTCATGTCTGCTCCAGTTACTTCCATGTATTCACCAAGAGCAAATGACCGTGTAAATTTACGACCAGCAATACCTTTATGAACCACCTCAGCATCTGTTACTTCAACAATCTCACCCTTGATAATTAGTGTTCCATTGTCTACTGACACTTCAATGTCATCCTTTGAAAATCCTGCCACCGCAATAGAAATACGATATGTATCTTCATTTAGTTTAAGAAGATCATACGGAGGATAGGATTGTGAATTGATTTTGTGTGCATTGTTCAAACGGCTTAACTCTCTGTTAAAGCCAATAAAAAAAGGATCATTAAAAAGATCCATAGCGAATTGTGTTACCATTTTTTATTCCCCTTTCAAGCGAATAAGATAGTGCACCCCCATTTGGCAGGTGCACTACCTATTATACACTACTTTGAAATGTATGGATAGTTTACTGACTTTGGTAGGGTTGCAATAAATGCATCCCAATTCAATGAACTATTCTTTGCTACAGCAAGTGATGCTGCAATTGGGGTAGCAACAGATGTTCCAGTAACTGTAATATCCCAGCCACCGAATGACTTAATGTCTGCATCTCCCTTAGCAACAATATCAAGACCTGGACCAACATTTGCATATGTAGCAAAATCTGTATAAGATGATGCTGGATATGGTCTAGTTGCATTTACTGGTCTTAGTGCACCAACGGCAATTACACCAGGAACGCATGAAGGAAATCCAATCATGTTCTTTTTTCCATCATTTCCTGTTGCTACAAAAGTTGCAACATTTTGTACGTTTAGGTTGCTTACTGCTGATTCAAACACTACATCCTTTGGACATGTGCCAGCAGCAAAGTTGCTTCTTGACTGACTAATTGACACTGCCTTGATATTATACTTTGCAGCATTTTTTGATACCCACTCAATTGCTCTGCTTAGTGATCGTCCATCATTGTGCATAGCACTAAATGTAGAATAAACGTTAATGTCTGAAATACGAATAAATACAATCTTTACTGAAGGGTTTGCCTGTACTGCTGCTTGGGAAACATTGAATCCGTGATCAACTCCCTTTACCTTCCAGTCATTAACCATTGCTGAGCCCTTGCCTTCTTGGAAAGAAGTTCCGTTTGGACAAGTCTTTAGAGTAAAACATACCTCATAGATAACATTTGAATTCTTAGAAGAATCAATTGCTGTATCAATAATTGCGATTGTATCTGTTTCTGCTGCTTGAACTGGCTGAATTACTGCAAATCCAAGAAGTACTGCTAATAGTCCCACTGCTTTCTTCATTTTTTTCCTTTTCTGTTTTACGATATCATCAATCTGACGACATGTTGGCATGGGTCGCCACCTGCTTCCCATTCTTCTTGCTCTTCTTCCCCCATATATTCGTATCCACCGTCATGGGTATTGCAATAGGGTGGTGTTACCCATCCTCTTTCAATACCGTTTTCAAGCCAGATACCAAACTCTTGCTCTTCTGGAGATAAATCTTCTTCATGCGAATGATTCATATATTAAGTATACCCTCAAACGCTTACTACGTCAACTGGACCCATGCAAGACGGGCTAAATTTAATTGCAGAATTGACTGCTCCTACTACACGTTTTCTTGCATCTTTTGCTTTTTCTGTAGCATGTAGATATCCATACGCATACTGAGAACCTGAACCCATTGCAAGATATGGCAATGTGTATTTAGATAATGACATATCTGTTGAACTATGTTCATATATTTGTCCACGAACACAAATAATTAAACCAAGATCTCCGTCTTTAGATGTATCTACCCAAAAATCATTATAAAATGATTTAAGTTGTTTAATAAACTTGGTTTGCATAAACTTGTCTGTATCTTTAATGTCTGGCACATATGGATTAAAGTTATAACGAATTCTTTCACCATCCATTGATCCAGCATAGCCAATAAGATATGGACCTAGTTTCCAAACCTTTGGACTACTCAGTGATAGTATGGTGTCATCATCAGATGCTCCACGTTCACCTGCCATATAAATTTTATTGTTTACTTCATCACGAACTACTGCAATACAAGTCATTTGCAACCCCCTATATCAATTGTACACTATTAAAAACTATTGTCAACTATTACAATAGATTATTTTTTATTTCTGATAAGATTATTTCATTCATTTTTTTCTTCTTAAAAACCTCATATCTTTTTGAAAGTGGAAGGTTTTTTCCTTGCCATTGTGGTGCAGAAACACACTCAGTCATGTACTTAAATAGTTTATCATTTAATTTAAAACCATTTAATTTTATTTGTTTATTTGTTTCAGCAGTAATATAAAACAAGGGTTCGTTTTTTTGAACTATTAGTTGCCCTTTTGGTTCCCACATTTGCATCTCCATTGTGTATGGTCTAAACCACTGTGAAACATCAAAGGTCCCAGCAAATATTGTTCCGTTCTGTAAATATTTTGGCTTACTTAAAAATGGTGGAGTAAAGGTTAAATTTAAAGACTCTTCAGCAAAAAATATATAACCAAGTTTTAAAAATAACATTGGTTTATCTTTTAGTGTTGGAGGACGCATTATCTGTAATTCAGGCTGGGTATTGATCATTGATTTTATGATTGCATTATTCTCATCAGTAAAATCATATTCATAATTAATGTCTGTTGAACTATGAAACACATATGTATTTTTTAAATAACTACTTGATGCTGGACAAGAAAAAAAATGACCATTATCGCCCATATCTTTATTTTTTTCTTTTGACATTTCAAACAGAAGTGTTTCTGGTTTTGAATAAAAAGAATTTATATCATCTGTATTTGTATTAAAGGTTTCAAATACTGGTGCCCAATAGACATTGATAGTCTTATTCACAACCCCTCCTAAATCTATATAAAGTATATCAGGTTTAAGAGGGGTCGTCAAATATCTTTGATTATGACTGCTTATCTACTTTAGCAAATGCTTGATTAATCTCATCTGCGCTTAGTTTGCCATCATCTAGGAATGATCTTGCTAGTCTTTCAACAACAGTTGCTACTCCTAGCAATCCCGCCATAGTTACGGCTGTGACTGTAGAAATACCAACTACTGCACCTGCACCAATGACTGATAGTCCTGATGCTGCAAATACTGCAATAATTCTAAGGAAAATATTCCAAAGATTTGTTACTGCTGATGAACCAAGAACTTCTTCTCCTGTGGTTTCATCTACTACTGTTAGGTCAATATCTTTCTTTCTTGCCATGTTATTCCTCCTTGTTTCTAAATGGACTAGTTACAATCCATAATGCTGTGGTGGCTACAATTCCATAACCTACTATGGTTTTAGCACTACCATCTAATACTACCCAGGCAATAAACATACCAAGAAGAGTCCATGCCTGATCTATTAGATCTTTGATTATATTTTTTATTACTCTTACCATTTTCTTCCTCCTCTTGACCCTGGTGAATTGGCCCCTGAGCCTCCACCAGAACTTCCTCCTCCACCTGTACTACCACCTGTTGCTCCTCCCGCTGCTGCTACAGCATTAATTGCTGCGCCTGCTGCTACAACTGTTGCAACAACCATATTTGTTGCTTCTTCTCTTTCTTCTTCTGTCATGTCTGCACCAATACTTCCAAGTGCTGCAAGTGCTGCACCTGGATCAGTTAATGCTGCTGAAAGTAGTGCTCCTGGATCTTGAACCAACTCAATGTTTGCAGCAACTTCTGCTGTAATTACAAGGGCATTTCCATTTTCATCTGTACGAAGTTCAACTGGTGTTGATGGTGGCAAGTCTGCATATGAAACACCAGATGCTTTTATTTCTGCTGCTGAAACAGACTCTCCAGGCTTGAGGTCTTCTATCAATGCTGCAACAACAACTTCTTTTTGTTCTTCAGTTAATTCTTTACCTTCTTTAGCATCTTCAAGAATTTCATCTAACTTTTCTTCTTCAGCCTTAGCCTTTTCTTCTTCTGCCTTAGCAGCATCTAATTCTGCTTGTTTTGCTTCTGCTTCCGCTTTAGCATCTTCTTCTGCTTGTCTTGCTGCCTCAGCCTCTGCCTCTGCTGCTTCTGCTTCTGCCTTTGCATTTTCCTCAGCCTGTCGTGCTGCTTCTGCTTCTGCTTCTAATCTTTCAGCCTCTGCTTGGGCTTCCGCTTCTTCTGCTGCTCTAGCCTCTTCTTCTGCCTGGGCTGCTGCTTCTTCTGCAGCAATTCTGTCCGCTTCTGCTTGTTGTGCTTCAGCCTCTGCTTGCGCTGCAGCCGCTTCTGCTGCTACTCTATCTGCTTCAGCCTTAGCCGCTTCTGCCTGTGCTCGTGCTGCTGCAGCCTCTGCTGCTCTAGCATTTGCTTCTGCCACTCTAGCATTTT